AATAAGGTTGCTAATACGTTAGCCAGTTCGTCAGTTTTTCTAAGAGATGACGTTCCGCAGCATATTACTGATGCTGATATTATCCGTATGCAGACGTTTCCTGCTGACTATGACTTTATGGATGCATCAGTACAGTATGTATGCGGCATGAGCGTTCCGCCAGTAATGATGCAGCGCATCGCGGAGCAAATATATTATCAGTGGTTTAACAAATAAAAAGAGAGGCGCAGTAACGCCTCTCCACCAACCAGGGCAACACCCCAGCATGAGATCATGTAAAGTCGTGGCCACAATATGCGAACACATGATCTCATAACCATAATAATGGACATATGGGGTGAATACCAATGCCTAAATCAGATGAATTACTTCAGCAGCATGAAGCCGAGGTTATGCTAGGAATCATAGAAAGCAAGGAGCAATATCGAAAGATCATTAAGGCTGCTATTTCTCGGTGGGTTCGAGACTTTCAAGAGAACCGTATTGAGATACAGACTGTTGACGATTTGCGGAAATTGATTGAACTAGACATAGAGCTGCAGAGTATGGATTTTTAACTTTCTTCTTTAACTGACTTTATTACGGCTAAATGAGTATTGATAAGAACTCTCTTTTTCTCGTTATATAAGTTTAGATGATATGTCAAACTCTTTAATGAGAACATCACAAGTAGAAGAGTTATTACTGCTATTAACAGCGGTTTAGTATTTTCAATAATTGACAAAATGGTATTCACATTATTTGCAGCATTTATTTCAAAGTTCCCATTAAAGTAAGATAAGAAGAAAGGGATGATACTGGCTGTCGGAATTAATAATTTGATAATTTTATTTACAAAAGGAAAATCTCCATCTTTAGTTTTGATCTCTTTTTCAATAGTAAGGTGTAAGATGATTAACTTTAAATCTTCTTTTTTATTTGCAAATAACCGGTTATATTTTCGATATAAGTCTACCTCAGTAGGAGTCGGTATATTTATTTGTAGACGTTCTTTAAGATAATTATCATATTTTTTTAAATCTCTATTGCTGAGGTATATCAAGTAGATCTCAATAAACATATAAACAAATAAACAAACTATCAACCAAATGAAAACTAACATATCACATTCTCCTTTGTTTTAAGATGCTATTGTTATCGGTTAGTTAATTGAAGAAATTAATAATACAGGTGGTGGTGATATGTAGTGGCAAGAGATCGGAGCCCGAATAGAGATATTGCCAAGCAAATGTGGCTGGAGAGCGGTGGCAAGATGTTACTAAAAAACATCGCTACCGCTCTTTCTGTTGGGGAAACCCAAATACGAAAATGGAAGTCTCAGGACAAATGGGCAGCCGATTTGAATAGTAACGTTACCAATGAAAGCAATAGTAACGTTACCAATCGAAAGGGAGCACCGAAAGGTAACAAGAACGCTGTAGGCAACAAAGGTGGAGCACCGAAAGGCAACCAAAATGCGAAGGGCAATCGTGGCGGCAAGGGTGGACCAGTCGGCAATAAAAAGGCAGTTACCACTGGCGAATACGAGACAATCTGGTTTGATACGTTGACAGATGATGAAAAAGAGCTGCTTGACACTATCGATACTGATCCGATTCAGCAGGCAGAAGAAGAAATTCAGCTTTGGTCAATTAGGCAACTTAGGATGCTACAACGTATAAAGAAGCTGAATGACGGTCTTACTGAAAAGGAGCGCAACGTTCTTTATGAGCTTAAAACAACAAAGGATGTTGCCATTGTACATGATGATAATTCAGGCCAGACAAAGAAGATCCCTGTATCGCGCGATGAATTGGTTAAGTCAAAGGTGGAGATTAGCACCTTCCGCAAGCTGGACGACATCCTGAAGCTTGAAGAAGCACTCACTCGAGTCCAGGATAAAAAATTGAAGGCTATTGAGCTCAAGAATAGATTGATTGCAGTTGACGAAGAAAAGCAGGTTCGGACTGCAATACTTCAGATTGAGCTGCAAAAGCTACAGGGTGGCGCTGGTGCGACTCAAAGCTGGACCGAGGCGCTTAAAGCGATCGCTGAGAAGAGAAAAGCAAAACGTGCTGAGGTGAGTGCAGATGAGTAAGCCTTTCAATGTTGTCAGTGACTTGGCACAGCTTCTCGATTTGTATTGGGATGATCCAGTAGCGTTTGGCGAGGACATGCTTGGCTTTGACGCTGACGAATGGCAGCGTGCTGCTATGATGGATGTAGCCCATTACCCACGTACTAGCGTCCGATCAGGGCAAGGCGTAGGTAAGACAGGATTTGAAGCTGTGCTTGTTATATGGTTTCTGTGTTGCCGGCCGAATCCGAAGGTTGTTTGTACAGCTCCTACCAAGCAGCAGCTACACGATGTACTTTGGGCAGAAGTGGCTAAATGGCTTGAATCATCAATGGTTAAGAACCTACTTAAATGGACTAAAACCAAGGTCTACATGATTGGCCATGAGGAACGCTGGTTTGCGACGGCTAGAACAGCCAATAAGCCCGAGAATATGCAGGGCTTTCATGAGGATCACATGCTGTTCATCGTTGACGAGGCGTCAGGGGTTGCCGATCCGATCATGGAGGCAATTCAAGGTACCTTATCCGGTGATGATAATAAGCTGCTCATGTGTGGGAACCCTACGCGAACGAGTGGCTATTTTTATGACTCTCATAATCGAGACCGTAAGCTTTTCCGTACTCATAAAGTGGATAGCCGTAACAGCAAACGAACCAGCAAAGAAAACATTCAGATGCTTATCGATAAGTACGGAGCTGAGAGTGATGTAGTACGAGTCCGTGTTTATGGCGATTTTCCAAAGGCTGAGGCTGACGCATTCATTGCTTTAGAGCTTGCTGAACTCGCTGCAAATTCAACCATACTACCTACAGGAGACACATTGCACCTAGGCGTTGACGTTGCTCGATTTGGAGATGACGAAACAATCATTGCTCCGCGTATTGGAATGAAAGTGTTTGATCTTCGTTGTTACAATAAGCAAGATACGATGGTGACAGCCGGTTGGGTTATCGCGATCGGCAGAGAGATGTTGCGATCGTTTCCTCAGCTACAGCGTGTATCGATTAAAGTCGATGATAGTGGAGTAGGTGGCGGTGTGACTGACAGGCTAAATGAGGTCATACGCGAGGAGGGTTTATACAATTGGACCGTAGTACCGATCAATAACGGAAGCAAGGCATCAGACGGTGAGGAAGAGCATTACGAGAATCGTGGTACAGAGACCTGGGCAAATGTTCGCACGTTACTGCAAGAAAACTTTTCGAAGCATGTTCAAGGGTTACCGGTTGAGGTAGAGTTGCCAAACGATGAACGACTAGTTACGCAGCTTACACAACGTAAATACCGCATGACCAGCAAAGGCAAGCTTGCGCTTGAACGAAAAGAGGATATGAAGAAGCGAGGACTGGATTCCCCGGATAGGGCGGATGCAGTCGTTTTGTCGTTTGTCGAGGAAAAAACAATGCAATACACTAACCAGCGTCCAAGTGGCTGGTAGAAAGGGGAGTAGCATGACGATCAACTATTTGAAGAAGAAGTTTCCACCGCCACCGTTTGATAAGGAAGTCGCATTGATGCGCTATTTCCGCGCATTGTATGAAGGCGATCATGCCGACATTTTTCCTCGCGCTAAGATGGTTGGAGCTGAACGACAAATGAAATGGCGACGTAAGAGCGTGAAAGAATGGGAGCAGACGCATGAGACAATACAGAGAAATCATCCATACATCGTGGCCAACTTTAGTTGCCTAGTTGCTGAGGTGCCAGCTGACTTGATTAATCGAGCGTTGGGCAACGTCTCAGCTGATGTAGAGGAAGGTGAGGAGCTCGAATTTGTTTCGACAGTTGTAACTGCATCGAAAGTCAACGATAAGATACGCGCAGCAGTTACTCAACAGCAGGTGGATGGTGTTATTGCCTACCGCATACGTCGCAACGATCGTGGCCGTGTATGGTTCGAATGGCAGAAGGGCGATCAGTTCTTTCCTCATGAGGATGAGCAGGGCACTGATATTGCTTGGATCGAAGAGTGGGGCGAGGAATCGAACAAGAAGCGATTCCTTCGAGTCGAGCGTCAGTTACTTACCGATGCTGGTCTTACTGTGCAGCAGCTCGTTTTTAAGATGGACAGCGATAACGTTACGGAAGAGATCGACGTGAAAGAATATGCTTCATTGTACGAAGTAGACGTTCCGGAAGACATTGAGCTTCCAGGAGTGACTGAGCTGCTTTGTGGCTACGTTCCTAATGAGGAAACGCTTGATAGTCCACGTGGTCGATCGGCTCTTCGTAACATCGATATACTGCAGGAAGAGATTAACTGGACCATTACACGAGATGCTATCGTTTTCGAGAAGCACGGCAAGCCGAAGCTTGCTATCCCTCGAGCGCTATGGGACACGGTTGCCAACCAAAACATGCAGCATTATGGCGGTCGCTTTGTTCGCAACGCTGATCTCGAGGTCGTTTCCTATGACGAGAAGAACGGTGCAGTGCCGATGTATATCGTTTGGGATGCGAAGACGGAACAATCCTTCGAGCATGTGACCAGGCTAATCAAGTACATGTTAGCTGTTTCCAAGACTTCCTTGCAGGCAGCTGGTCTCGAGGAAGCAAAAGGCGAATCAGGAGTTGCACTGCTGTACCTGTGGATCCAATCCGTAATTAAGGCGGAGTCAGTGCAGAGTAAGTTTGACACTGCTCTTAAGGACGCTATCCGGAAGTGCATCATCCTTGAGAATGCTCTTGGTGGCAAGGATATGGAAGTAACGGATCCAGTAGTCGAATGGGGCGACATGCTGCCCAAAGCCGTAGCAGAACGCGATCGAGAGGAAATGGAGAAGTATGCTGCAGGCGTGCAATCGCTTGAAACAACCGTTCGTCGCATGCATCCAGACTGGTCAGAGGAAGCTATTGAGGCAGAAATGCAAAAAATATATGACGATTTAGCTGCTCTCCGTATGAACCCAACCTACACGCAGCCACCGAAAGTGACGTTGTAATATGGCAGCAACACTCGAACAGATTATTGAAATGTATGCAAGAGCAGACGAGCGATTACGAGCGTTAGTATTATTGTTGGAAGAGGGCAGCATCAGCCGTCAACGGAAGGAATTGCTACTTAAACAAATCGAGGACATACTCACTGAACTAACAGGGCAGGTTGGGCAGCAGACAGCGTTGCTTATAGGAGATGCTTATCGTGCTGGTGCAACAGCGGCTGTGCAAAGCATTACATCGGCAGGAGTCGCTCGAGAGATGGTTAACGATACTCTGAAACCTTTGATTCATCAGCGTGCGGCACAGGCGATCATGGACGAGCTGTTTTATTCGATACTCGAGGCTACCGACCATATGGCAGCCGACGCAAAGCAACGAGTAGAAGAAGCCGTAAGAGCAGCAAATGAACGATCGCTATTAACCGGGACTAGTCGTCGTGAATCAACACGGCAGGCTATTGCTGAGTTAAACAATAGAGGTATCACAGGGATAATCGCCAAGAATGGTGCGCAGATACCAGCTGACAAGTACATGGCCGGAGTGATCCATTATCATCAACGCAAGGCGCACGTCACCGGTACCGAGAATATGGCCACACAAAACGGCTATGATTTAGTTTACGTCAATTACGTTGGTATTACTTGTGAGCACTGTGCGCGTAAGCAAGGTCGTGTGTACTCCCTTAGCGGCAATGATAAGCGCTGGCCACGTATGACTGACGAGTATAGGCCACCGTACCATTCGCACTGTGTTCACAGCATGTCGATTTGGATTGAGGAATATCAGTCGCCTGAAGAAGTGAAACGTCTATTGGATATATCTAACCGTCTTGGTGAAGAGACTCGATCTGAACAACATATACGGCGCTACAGGGAATTGCAGAAGCAGAAAGCCAGGGCAAGTGAGACGCGTAAGCAGTGGATGAGGTACAAAGCATTGATGCCTGATGATGTGCCTGATCTGAGGACATTTGCGAGTCAAAAAGCGAGGAATGCGAAGCGGTATCGTGAGCTGCAGGAAGATTACCGGAAGATAAATGCATCAATAAAAGATAAGGAAATGAACTAAAGCCACTCAGAGGAGAGGTTTTTTATTTTGTCCAAAACGTGAGTACGACATTAAACTGCTAGGCACGGAAATCTCGGTCAACTCTGGCTTGGTAAATAGGAGGATATGTTATGAAGGAATTTATTGAAGGAATTTATAAGACGCCATATCGTTTGAAACTTAATCTACAGACATTTGCAGACGGTGATGATGACAATCCAGATGATGATAACGATGATAATGGCGGTGATGACAAACCTTTTGCGACGTTCAAAACGAAAGATGAATTGAACAAGCGCCTGGATCGGGCGACTCGTAAAGGACAAAAGGAGTTAGCTGCTTCGCTTGGCTTTGATTCAGTAGAAGCTCTGCAGGCTGCTCTTAATAAGGATAAGGACAAGAAAGATGATAAGCAGTCTAAGAAATCTGATGATGATACGGATGTTGATTCTCGGATCGAAGAGAAGTTGAAGGAAGAACGCGAGAAAACTTTTAAGCGTCTCCTGGCTGCAGAGGTAAAGGTATTAGCAAACGAACTCGGGTTTGCTGATTGGGAGGATGCTCATGCTCTTGCCGATCTGTCCAAGGTGACAGAGGACGACAAGGGTAATCTGACAGGCGTGAAGGAAGCACTCGAAGATCTGCTGAAACGCAAGCCGCACCTGGGAAAGCAAAAGGCTGGTTCTGGTGCATTTGGTGCAAATGTCGGTGGAAGTGGAACTCCTGAGGACAAGAAGAAATCACGCGAAGCAATCATTAATTTAGCTAAAAGCCGAGGCGATGTAGGCGGTCAAGCTGCCCACGACCCTTGGGCAAGCAAATAAGGAGGAATGAACAATGCGTTTACAACCAACAAAGCGTTTTACTGTACAGGACGAGCCGGAAATCCTGGCATCGTTTGAAGTGATCCGCGAAGTAACGAATGGCATCACGATTGATTCATCAGCAGTTATTACGGATGCCAACGGTGACAAGATCATCAAGAAAGGCATGCCGCTGGCTAAGCTAGCATCAGGCAAATGGGTACCATACAATGCTGCTGGCGAGGATGGCAGCGAGAATCCATCGGTCATTCTTAAGCGTACTGTCAATGTTAAAGATGGCGATCATGTCGTTGGTGCGTATGAGGTGGGCAAGTTTATCTCAGTGCGTATCCCGGTAACTGTCGACGACACTTTACGTGGCAAGATGCCTCATATCGTATTTACTTAGAAAGGATGAATGAAATCATGAACAAACCGTACCGTTTGAAATTGAACCTGCAGACATTTGCAGATGGCGATCCGATTGACCTAACGCTTGAAGAAGCATTGAGCGGAGAAGATTTACTAATCTACTCTCGCAACTTGGAAGTATCGAACGATTATCTGCATCCTGTATTATTCCCACCAAAAGAAACGTCAGAGCTGACTGTCGATGTTATTAAGAACAGCGGTTCACGCTTGCCGATTATGGCGCAAATTGCTGAGCTAGGAACTGAGGTTGAGTACGGATCCCGTGAAGGCTTAACCGGCGATCGTGTAACGATTCCTAAGATCCAGCGTGGTCGTTACATGGATGAGAAGCTAGTGCGCATGGCTTTACAGGCATCTCAAAGCTTTGGCTTGCGTGATGCTGAGCGTAATCAGCTACGTAACGAGCAACTGAACGATGCTCAGTATGCTGTAGATGCAATTCGTGCACGTCGTGAATGGATTGCTTTGACCAGCGTATGGAGCGGTGGTGTTAACTACGTGGAAGGAAATGTACGCGTAGCGGTTGACTACGGTTATACTGCCGAGCAAAAGCCAGTGCTGTCGGGTACAGACAAATGGGACGACATCGAGAACTCCAGACCACTTGATGATATCCAGGACTGGGTAGATGCTTGGAGAGCTAAAGGGATCCGTCTAAGTCGTGCGATGACGTCTCAGAAAATCATCACACTTCTTCGTCGTAATCTTTCTATTCGCCAGCATTATCACGGCAACCCAAGTGGAACTGCTCAGCCTCCACAGCTTACGAAAGCACAGCTGAACTCAGTGTTTTCCGAAATGGAGTTTCCAACGGTCATTGCTTACGATACACAGGCACGCACTGAGGACAAGGCACTGACTAATGGTAAATTGAGCTTTACCACTGTTCGTATGATGCCTGAGAATCGCTTCGTTATGCTACCAGAAGGTCCACTAGGCAACTACCTATGGGCTAAGACAACGGAAGAAATGATTGCCGAAATCGAGGCAGAGCAAACGGGTGATATGGGTATCTATGTATTCCGTGATGTTACGAAGAATCCTATTCGCTTGCGTACTGCTGGTGTTGCATTATCTTTCCCAGCTTTCGCATGGGCTGACAGCGTTGTATCAGCAACTGTAATCTAAGGAGCGCCAATTCGGTGCTCCTATTTTATTGAAAGGAGAAAATAGGCATGAACGTAACGTTAAAGGCACTAACAAAGGTAAACGGTTTTTGGCGTGATCCAGGCGAAACAGTAACGCTTCCTGAGAAAGAGGCGAAACGTCTCATTGAGCTGAACGCAGCGGTTGCAACAGGCGACGCCCCTGAAGCTCCGGTTGATTCTGACGAAGTAGCAGCTATGAAAGCTGAGCTCGAACGTTTGAAAGAGTTTGAGCGTCAGCAACTTGCTGCGGCTGAGGAAGCAAATGCGCTGGCTCAGAAGGAAGAGGCGGATCGCAAGGCTGCAGAGGCTAAAGTGAAGAAAGAAGCTGCTGATAAAGCCAAAGCAGACAAGGAGTGATCCTGAATGGATAGACAAGTAGTTGGTAACTGGATCACAGATAACCTGCTCGACTCAGAACCGTGGGTGAGAGCAAGTGAGCAAAAGCAGTCCGTTGCAATCACTCAAGCCGTGCGCAATCTCTCACGCTGGTATCCAGATGTTGAACTCATAGATGAGGCTGTCGCCTATCAGGCCATTTGGGAGCTATACGGCGTCGATCCTGTACTCAAGTATCAGCGCCATGCGGTTAAGTCCCTTAGTGATTCTGGCGAATCTATTTCTTATAAGGACAAAGAAGAACGTCCTGTTGTTGCTCCTGACGTGAGAGAATTGCTTGGTGCTACTGCTGATGAGCTTGCTGAGCTAGAAGCAGAAGAAGCATCACAGCGCCAGTATGGCGGTGCTTTGATATGAGTCTATTCGGATATCCAGCAATGGTCACGCATTATCATTCCGAGCTTGACGATTGGGGTAGGCCGCTACCGCCCTCTGATACGGAGCGAGCTGCTAAAGTTGTTGAGGAGCAGCGGCTTATCAAAAATGGTCGCGGTGAGGATGTACAGATTGCCTACACGATTCATATCGAGGGTGCGGTGCCACTTAGCTTCGATGACTATTTTTTATACGTCGATCAGTTGGGCACGAAGATTCGCACTGATGTAGCTCATTACGAGGTCCGTAAGCATCTGGGTACCGACGACGTAAAGAAGGTGATCGTGTATGGCAGGGGAAAAAGGATTTAGCTTTAGCCTTGATGGGTTGGAAGCTACAGTTGATGCATTGGATACGTTGCTAGAACAAATTGATGGTCGCATTGACGCTACGCTAGAGCGGTTGGCACTCAAAATTATAGCAGATGCGAAACGACTGTCACCGATTGATGAGGGAGATTTGGAGGCAGCGCTCATCGTTGGTGAGGTTAAACAGTTAATCGGTGTGTCATACATCGATTTTGGTACTAGCCCAGAAGTGGACGAGTACGCAGTTGTGCAGCATGAAGGCTTTGTGCATCGTGACGGAAAGCTCATTCCGTTTACGCCTGGAGAAAAGACAATCAGCAAGGGAGCATACAATGGTGAAATGCCAGGCAAAAAGTTTTTAGAGCGTGCTATTAAGATGAACGAAAAGCTGATTATTGAAGAATTATCGAAAATATTGGAGGGATGAAGCATGCTGTCGGAGGACTTGATTAGCTTTCTGGCCTTATCGGGCTTTACCGTTTACCCAGACGAAGGTTTCATCCCTCCGGATGTACCTGATGCGAAGCTGCCGTGTCTCTTTGTATTTGGGACAGGCGGTTATGCGCCACATGATTATATACCGCAAGACAAGCCAACCTACCAAGTTATTATCATGGGTAAGTCGTATAAGACGAATCCTGCAAACAAGGCTGCTGCAGAAGCAGAGGCAAAGCGATTGATTAAATTTTTGCATCGTAAACATAATTACGATGCTGGTAACGCCTATATATGGTCGAGCAAGGCAGCGCAATCTAATCCGGTACCGCTTGGATTGGATGAAAAAGATCGACCGATGTATTCTACTAATTTTATCTTTAATGTGAGAGGAGCATGAACATATGAGTGATGTGGAAAAAATCTATGCCGGCCCTGGTATATTTGAATGGGGTGTAGATGAGGACGGCCAATTAGCAAGCGACGGCCTTGTCATTGATCTGACTCAAGGAGGTATCACGTTTACAACAGCCACAACTTATTATGAACCAACTACTGACCAAACGGGTACAGCGCCAGTCAAGTCGATTGCCACAGGTACTACGGGTACAATTAACTTTGAGACTCCGGATATGGATTTCGAAAAAGTGCTTAAGTACAACCCAAATGCTTCGAAGGTGACAGATGGTACGGATCCTAAGAAAGTTAAATATCAAGTGTCAGGGCTTGCTGGAAAGGAACTGCCACGAAGACGAGCAGTTATCAAACCAATAGGTATCGAGGATCCTGAACAATACATCTATATTGAATCGGTCGGTATTAAGTTCGATATGAATGCGGCTTATGTGCTTGATAACAACCGCAGACTGACGATCGCAGCTATGGCTTATCCGTCACTATCCGCTACACCGAAAGGTCTGCTCTACACATGGGGCGATATTACTGCAACTGCATAGTAAGTGTTCAAAGAGGGCGAAAGTCCTCTTTTTTATAATCTCATATCCCAAGGGGGACTAATCATGTTTCCATTTATTAAAAAAGACCGTGTACAACTTGGTAACAAGCAAATTGAAGTACCGAAACTCACTAGAGCACGCCTAAAAAAGTTGACAGATCATATAGGCACGATCGGTGACTATCTAATAAAGCTATTCCTGACTCCTGAAAATGAACGAGCGGTGTTTATTGTTGCTGCAGCAGACGTCGCAATCGATGAAATATACGAACTCACTTCTATACTAAGTGATCTACCAATTGAATACCTGGATGAGCATGCTAGTTTAGCGGAATGCACCGAATTCTTGAAACTTACCTGGGTGAAAAACGATATTAACACAGCCCTGGGAAACGTGAGCAGCCTGATTCCACCGATGGCACAGCAATTCGTTCAGTCGATAATGGCCAGAATGGAACAGGCAAACGAATAACTTTGGATGAGTATGTGTCGCGGTGCTGCGACATCCTCGGCAAAACGCAGTTCGAGATCGAGAATGAGTACTACTGGATTGACTTACCGCAGTTACTCGAGCTAAGTGGTGAGCGTAAAGCAAAGGACATGTTGAAAAATATTGAAGTGTCGTCATTTCCACATATGACAGATGCTAAGGCGCGCGAAGCAATCTTGCAGCAATATCGAGATCAGTTGCCTAAGCCACCACCAGAG